CTCTACTGTAGCTTGTCCATCTACAAGGTCTATCTGCCCACGATAAATCAAGTCGGCTCTTGGTCCCTCAATAAACGAATGATATAAATCATGCGTATCTTTCATTGAAGGCAATGGATGGTCGATCTTAAATGATCCAGAGCCTTTTGATAATGCTCCACCAACGTCTACATCCTGGCCGTCGATCCTCAACGCATAGCTACTGTGGAGTGTAGCATTGCCAGTCAGATACCATTTCTCATCGGCACCTCTAACTCCATGTTGCCAGAAATAATCTGTGCCTTCGTAGTATTCAACTGTTCCTGTACCACCCCCTGCTCCAGCGTGTAACTGCATAGAAGGATTTCCTCCTCCTGCAGCAAAAACAAAAGCATTCGCCCCTTCAGTGGTAAGGGTTACCGTATCTGCCGAACTTTCGGCTAGATAAGTATTACCACCACCATCTAGGTAAATCTTGTTTGTAGCTGGAATAGTAATATCAGCACCAGTAGTAACTGCTCCCGTAAGAGTAGATGTCCCACTGACATCCAGTGTACCATTTAGGTCTACTGCCGTGGCATCCATTTGGATTTCTCCACCAGTGATGCTCATCACTGAGGTCGCTGATCCATTCGTCATAACATTGATAAGCAACTCGCCATCTTCCGTGCCGTCTGTAACGTCGTTGGATTTGGTGGTGATCTGTGCATATGTGATCAGTTCATCTGCGTCGTTGCGTCCTTGGTTGTAGATTCTACCTAGTGTATCACCATCTGCTGGAGAGGCAGTATCCCTATCCAATAGTATAAGCGGTCCAGCACTAGCGTCTGCATCAGTACATATCACTTGCAAGCCAGCAGAGTTGTCAGCGACTGTCATGGAAACATTACTGTGAACGGTCAGCGTACTAGCCATATCTACTGCACCATCTATATCGACCACATCTAAGTTTGTGGTTCCATCAACATCCAAGGCACCGTTGAAGTCTACATTACCTGCTACGGCCAACGTAGTCGCCATGTCTACTGCACCATCAATGTCCACGACATCTAGGTTGGTAGTTCCATCAACGTCTAGGTCACCATTAAAGTCTGCATTACCCGCCAAGGTCAATGTCGATGCCATGTCCACTGCACCGTCGATGTCTACTACATCTAAGTTGGCTGTACCGTCTACATCTATATCTCCTGCTAGATCAATCCCTGCAGCACCTGCTAATACTAGGTCGTCGGCAGACGTATCCCATAGCATATAGGCACTGGCTGTATCACCGAAGAACTTGACATCATATCCTGTATCATCAACGCCAACTGTAACTGTTGAGTCGATCTGTACTGCGCCATCAATGTCTACTGCGTCTAGGTTGGTAGTGCCGTCTACATCTAAGGCACCGTTAAAGTCTACATTACCTGCTACAGTGAGTGTGCTACTTAGCTCTAGGTCAGCAAATGCATCTAGCACTGCTGCTCCACCTCCAGCACCATCTGTAAGCACTGCTGCTATCTTACCATTACCTATGGTGATGTTAGCACCAGAACCCTGGCTAATAATAATATTCTGTGAGCCACTGGTAGCATTCTCAATCAACCAAACCTTATTCACAGTATTGGGTGCAATCGTAATCGTACAAGCAGAGTCTAAAGTACCTGTGTACTTAAGGAAGATCGCACGACCTTCGTCTGCTGCACCATCTGCTATGGTCGTAGTATGAGTATCAGCGTTAGTAGTAATGGCCTCTGTCCCAGAACCAAACGCATCAGCTATTAGCTCTAAGTTTGTGTTGGTCTTGGTTCCCCAGGTACCTGACTCATCACCCGTAGTGATTTCTAAAAGTCTCAGATTATTTACATATGTTCCCATGCTTAATTCCTATTCTTATGTTGGAACTTCTTCCCAGTCTGGAGTCTGAGAGTCACTAACTCCAGACCAGCTTGGTGTTTGCGAATCACTGACATCAGACCATCCTGGTGTCTGTGAGTCGCTAATATCAGACCATCCTGGTGTCTGTGAATCGCTAACTGCTGACCAACCTGGTGTTTGTGAATCATCTATTAATCCCCATACATTTACACCTTGTATTCCTGTTGTACCCACTAATCCAGTTACATCTACTATAGCTGTACCGGTTACCGTTGTACTTCCTACTGCACTCGTTCCAGCTAATCCAGTAACATCAACATTTCCATCACCTACTACTGTTACTGACCCTAATCCGCCTGTTGCAGCTAGACCAGTAGCTGTAATTGATACATCTACAGTTACTGACACCGAGCCTACTGCACTCGTTCCAGCCAAACCTGTTACCGAAAGATTTGCATCTCCCGCAACACTAACCGATCCTACTGCACTTGTTCCAGCTAACCCAGTAACATCAACATTTGCTGTTCCTGTTACTGTAACGCTTCCTACTCCGCCCGTTGCTGCTACTCCCGTGGAAGTAACATTTGAATCTGCGGTTACTGATACTGATCCTACTGCACTTGTTCCAGCCAGTCCTGTAGCTGTAACATTTGAATCACCTGTAACTGTTACAGAACCTACTGCACCTGTACCTGCTATACCCGTTACTTCAACAGGTATAGCTTCACCCCATGTGCCAGAACCCCATGTAGATCGGCCCCAACCTGTTACATTAGCCATACTAGGCTATACGAATTATCGCATTACTCGCATCTGCCGCAGGAAAAGCAACCGTGAACGTACCAGCAGTGGCTGTTTTCAATGCACCAAAATCTAAGATTACGACAGACGGATCACCACTCGCACTATCATTGTAAATCATTGCACCCATAGCCGAAAACGTAGCAGTAGACCATGAAGTATCTGCAAAGTCGGTAAAGGCAGTCGTGCTACTTGTTGTAGGATCTACACGAGTTAATGAATTTCCTTTTGCAGTATAAGCAGATCCTGCATCATTAGTAATCTCATTAGAACTGGTATACGCTGTAGTGGCAGCAGTAAATGACGATGAATCTGTATACAAAGCCATCCTAAAGGTATTGCCACCTGAATTTTTAAAGTTGTGAACAGCTTCCATTAATTCTTTTTTGAAAGAAGTACACATAAAATTTCCTGAAAATGCCATTATAATTTCTCCACTGAGTTAGCCAAGTCATTGTGACCTGCTGACCTCAACAGGCTAATAACCTTAGAGCGATCTTCTTTTATCGCTTCCCATATAAAATACTGCACTGCCTTATGAATATAAGCTTTAAACTCTTTTGCTTGTTCAGCAATAGTAGGGTGAGCATCCTTTCCTACAGAAATAATCATATTTGAAGCCCTTTCCGCCCAGTGGCTTGGGCCAAGGTTACCATCACTGCTTGTGGTAACTGTTACGTTTCCTACTCCTGATTCAATATCAAACATTATGCTGCGCCCACCCTTATCATACCATCTCTATATTCATCTCCGGTCATTCTGCCCTCAGCCTGTACTTTAAGTAGTTCCAATGCTTCTTGGTATCTTTGTTGATACAGTTGCATCATATCTGGCTCACCTTTCATGTAAGTATAAGCCTCAAAAAGAGATCCATATAGCAACACAGTATCAGCATTAGTTCCTAGCCATGATGTACTATCTGTTACAATCGAATTGGGCATGTAGTAATAATGCAATTCAGTCACATAATTTGCATCAGGCGTAGGCCCGACAATAAATGTAGTTGAGTCAAAAACACCGTAATACTTCGGAGTACCTTCCGTGCTGGCATTCGGATAAGTTGATCTGATAAAGTTTGCATCTTTATTCAGTAAAAATATCTGGTTACTAGAACTTGTTATAGATAGCGACAAAGGAAACAAAAAGTCTGTAGGCATTTCCAGGTAGGCATTTCCATCTGTCATTGTACCTGCAACATTCTTTCTATTAACAGGTAAATTCACAGAACGGTATATTCTTTGCTCTGTCTGTTTAATAAACGTAGGTATTGCTGCCGTAAACTCAGTCCCAGTGTTATTTGTGTAATCCTTAATAGCTGCTGTTAATTCAGTATAGTTCATGTGGTCACCTTCACGCTTCCTACCTTTCCATGTGCTAGAATATTTCCTGCACCACCACCATTACCATTACCTACTGGATCAAATGCAAACATTTCCCTACTAGTATCCTGTGCTATATCTGGCCTGGGATCTCTAATAGCTTGTGGGTCTGCGTAGTCGCCTAATCTACCTAAGAAATTTTGAGG